AGCGGAAGGGCTCCATATCCTGTATACTCAGTAAAGACTGGAAAATTGGTTGAGCCAAAGAGGTGAAAAGATGAAAGTAACGGACGGGTATCTCTACGAAGAGGAGGGAATATGATCTGCCAATACTGCGGCCATAAACTAACCGATGGAAAGTGTCTCAACCCGGCGTGTCCTGAAGGGCAACAAATAACCCCGCAGGAGGCGAGCGTGAGACTGACATGGACACAAACAAGACAGGTCCATCGGTGGGCGAAGAACACGAACTACACCATCGCGGAGATGGCGCGAAAGCTCGACTGCCCTAGTATATGGGTGGTCTGGGCGCTGGAGGGGAGATGATATGACAGACAATCCAAACATAGCGGCGGCAGACGTGCTCATGAAAATATTTGCCATGTCGCGGCAGGAAACTTACTACGCTCTGTGTGATGCGGTCTGGGAGATGAAGCTGGCAGAATCGCGGGACGAGGCGAAACGGATGTGCATCGAGGGGGAAATATCGGTCAACGGCAAGCAGGAGCGCGATCCGTGGAGATCGGTTTGCCGGTTTGATGAGGTCGCAAAACGCGACCACAAAGGGGGATGAAATATCACAAGGCGGCAATCGAAATACTGAAGGAGGGATGATGAGTTGGCACGATGATTTTCTATTTTGCGATAAAATTTGCGATGGCTCAGGAAGGGTAATTTCAGCGAGAGGCATTTATCGAGACGGCGATTATGACCCGGGATCTGGAGTATATCAAGGTTCCGGTACGAAGATTGCGGAGGATGAAGTGAAAACATGGTCCGAAATAGCCAAAGAATCCGGCCTACCCTGCGGAATAGTCGCCTGCCCGAAGTGCGGCAAGGCGGTAGCTGGCTATCTCGCACCGGACCTGGTGTGCGTGTGCGGGTACAAGTTTTTTGAGAGGAAGGAGGAATCATGATCTGCCAATACTGCGGAACAAAGTTGTTTGAAGGCTCTTGCACCAACCCGGCGTGTCCGGGGACGCTGATAGTCCACAAGTTCAACTTGCCAGATGGGAAACTAGTAGAAATAGCAGACGAACGCGTCTGGATTTATGATGGCCCGTTCGATTATCTCACCATTGACGAAATAGATGTTATCCATGCCGAGATTCACAGAAACGCACTTTCAAGAGAAGAGCAAAATGCCCTGATAGACGAGTCAAAGAAAAAAATGTTTGAGCCCAAGCCTCCGCAGGAGAGCAAGAAAGAGCCGTGGGAGATTCCTGTCGGGGAGTATGTGAATAGGGCAGCGCAAAGAGTAAGTGGTCAGAGTGCCCCCAAAACACGCAAATTGGCAAGGACATACCATTCATTACAGGTTCGCCAAGCCATAAAAGAGGGCCGAAATGTCCCGCCCGAAGTCCTCAAGGATTATCCTAAATTAACCCAAAAACCGCACGATAACATTCCAGACCACTTCTCCCCGCCCACCCCGCCGAGCCGGGAAGAGAGGATTGAGAAGGCAGCGAAGAAGATCCTAGGGCTCCGCAAGGACTGCCTGTATTGCGAGGATCACGGGCTGTGTGAGGCGGAGATAAGTATAGTTCTCACCGAACTGATGGAGGGAAAACCATGATCTGCCAATACTACGGAAGCGAACTGCAAACCAACGGATGCATCAACCCGGCGTGTCCGGGGAGGCCATGATGGAAGGACCGAAGAGGATTTACCTATTTCCCGGCATAGCCAGCGGATACGAATCAAGGACATTTCCAGACGAAATCGAATACACCCGCGCCGACCTCACCGACGCACTGGCGGAGGCTGCGGAGGAAGTAATCAAATCAGCAACAGGGGCCTACAACGAGAAGCGCACAAATGTGAGCAAGGACAAGTTCAAGAAGCTCAAGGACGCGCTCGCGGCGTATAGGGGGGAGAAGTGAGCATAGTATTTCTAAGCGAAGTCAGGGTGAAGAAGACCAGGAAGGATCAGCGGTGCTTCGGCTGTTGCGAGGTGATTCCCGCAGGTTCGGAGGCTCATGTGCATAATCTGTCCGATTCGGGGCAGGCATACTCCCTCTATTTGCATCCTGCCTGTGCGGAAATCATACGGGAAATTGAGTCCGATGTTTATGATGATGAGATTCCTGAAGGCGCAGTCAATGCCTGGCTTGATGGAATTGGCTTTGAAGGTACGCCGGAAGAATATCTGGCACGGGAGAAATGATGACAATTCGTTTTTCAAGGTTTGGATTCAGGCCCAATGAGGAGAAGAGAAATGAAACCAAAACTAGTCTTTAGGATAAGCTATAGTGTTGCTAAAGCCATTGAAAACTTTAAAAATCTTCATAATATAACTTTCGAGGAAGCAAAAGAAAGTATTGAGAAACTACGTTTTGCTGATGATATGCTTTTTGATAAGGCAAGGCAAGAAACAGCTAGAAACGCTGAGGCTATAGCAAATAATGAAGCTGTTTTTGCCTTCTTATGTGATTATATACAAAGTTTAGGGATACTCCCTAAGGATATTTTAGATGAGGAAAAAGTGGCAAGGGTAATCCCTTGTGATGATGGTTTTGCTAGAGCAGAAAGAACCCATAAAAACGTACAAGAGCTTTTAGATACTTATGAGGAAGAGATAAAAGAGATTGAAAAGTTTTTCAAATAATTTTAGAAAAGGAGTGACCATGAATAAAGAAACTAAGATGTATTCTATCGGTCAGGAAAATGTTGAAGGTAACGAATTTGCTATGTGGCATGGACCTAATCCTAATCTTGATGAAATGCTTAGAGTTGTAGGCGTTAGCAAGAGAAGTGTCATTCTTGAGTATGAAGAAACACAAGAAGGATTAATGAATATTAAAGTTATCTATCGTTGGAATAAAACCATATGGGAGAAAGTATGAATAAGAAAATAATGGAAGTCTTTAGCCTAGGCGATATGGTGAAAGCAGTTGAGGAGGGGCTTTGTCCTTTCTGCAGGAATCCTGTAAATTTTGAAGATTTTCGGGATGATCTGTCGAGGAGAGAGTTTAAGATATCTGGCCTTTGTCAGAAGTGCCAAGATGAGATTTTTGGAGGTGGTAATGAAGAATAGGATGAAACGTCTTTTGGGTATCTTAATGCTGGTTGTTGTTTTTCTCTATCCTGTGGTTTGGCTAGCAACATCTTTCGGCATAGCGTTTACGATTATACTTATGTCTATCTTCTTTTTGGTCGTAGCATGGATAGCTGTAGCTATCTACCTTTTGGCTTAAGGGAGGAGAAAAGATGGAATTTTTATTAGGAAGGGTAGAGGGGTCTATAGAGGAAAGACCTGTAGAGGGTGCTTACAAAAAGGAGTTTGTATTTATTGATGAGAGGATTGTTGATGCTCCTGAAAAAATCCCTTTTTACGAAGGCAACGCTTCCTTATGGTATGATAAAGGAACGAATCATAGAGTTGAGAATGGACATATAAAGAGAGATTTTAAGGAGTTTGCCTGGTTCATTGAGATAGGCAGTATTGAAGAGCTTTTAGATTTCCTAGCTCGTAACGGAAGCTTCACCATGTATAGGAGCTATAGAAACTCAAAGTTTATAGAGATCGAGCTACAAGATTAGTCCTTGTAAAAAGAAAGAAAGGAGAAAAGATGAAAACTAGTTTCTATGATCTTAGCAGCAATGATCCTGGAGCAATCTCCATTGCGGCCCGAACACATCCTGACTTCACTGGCCCGAGGTATTCTGTACTTGCTCCCTCGAGGCATCTCCTCACTTCTATAAAAAGGGGTTATGTCAGTGAAGAATATTTTGAGAAAACTTATAGAAAGGAGGTTTTGGAGAATCTTGATCCAAAAAAGGTCTATGATGATCTTTGCTCCCTTGTCGAGGCTGAGCCTGTTCTTTGTTGTTGGTGTTACCCTGGAGAGTTTTGCCATCGTAGGGTCGTTGCAAGGTGGTTGGAGGAGAAACTTAATGTTGTTATAGAGGAAAAAAATGAGTTTGCTAAAGAGGGCAAGAAGAGATAATTGTAAATAACAACTATCTAGGAGAAGAAAATGAAACTTAAAACGGTTGCGTTCAAACAGGAATGGTATGATGCATGGATGCTGGCTTTTAACGAGCTTAAGGAAACAAGTGACTTTCCTGAGTTTGTTTCTCTGTGTGAATATAGCCTTTTTGTCATGTCTACTTGGAAAGAGTTAAATGATGGCATAATAGGTTTTGAAGACGTTGAAAACCAAAAGAGGTTCGTGGTTCATTTAGCAGTAGCAATTATGTTACTCACAACTTGTGAACCATTTGCTTCTAGCAATAACATGCTATTAAAAGATGCCTTAGTTGCAGCTTGTGAATTTCCTAATGGGTATAGTTTTTATGCACAAGCAATTGCTATGCATTGGAATGATATTGAAATAACTAAAACGAAGGGAGACTTCATGAATAAAATCCTATCTTCTTTCGTACCACCTGTAGAAACTATTCAATGAAGAAACTTTTTCGAGGGCGCTTTTGCTGGTATGGAGAAACTCATACTATCTATCGCTATGCGTTCTCAAAAGACCAAGCCCTTTTGCTCTTTTGGAAGGTCTTGGAGGAAAAGCTAGGTTACAGTAAATACAGAATAAAGAACTACTTTCTTCATGGGGGCAGTTACGAAGTAAAGGAGGAAAAGAGAAAAAATGACAGCAAAAGAACTACGTTATCAGCGTAACAGACATAGACAACAGTTTACACGCTATGAGCAAGCATTAATAAAGTTTTCTCAGGCTGAAAGCTTATCCAAAAAAGAACGAGAACTTGCAGAGAAAATGCTGGTTTGTACAAAGGCCATTCTTCAGTGTTGGCATGAGCAGACAGAGTATTTGGCTAAAGTAATAGAGCCAGAAAAGGCAAAAGGAATTTTTAACTCTAAGCTGGAAAGAAAGGAGGGAGAAAGTGAAAACGCCAATACCAGTCAAAAAGATGGTAGTACACTTTCGTGATGAATATGTTGAGAATCCAAGCTTACGAAACTTTACAAGGATGCATCTTCAGCCTAGAACTTTAACCTATCCTGAGGGACAGCCTGGATTAAGACACATAAGCATTACAATATATAATGAGACTGAAAAACAGAAACGATGGTTGGGTGAAAACTATGCATCTGTATTCTTTTGTCATGGTGTAAATGAACCGTCTGTTTCAATTTTTGCTGATCGCTCAACCGTTATAACCTTCAGGCGCCTTATGACTTTCATGGAAGAAACGTATAGCACCACACTTGAGGTATTGGAGGCATAAAGTGGCAAGGGATGTTGGTAAACTCCGACTCATACGAAGAAGCATAGAAGAGGGAAGGATCATCTTTGAGCTTCCAGTTGATCCTGAAACATTCATCGTTATCTTCATGACTAATTCCTCTCCTTCAAAACCTATTGTTGTGGTCTACAAGCTTTTAAAGGGTGAGTGGAAGTATAAGATTTCGAGAATGGCTGAGGCGGAAGGTGCTATTGCCTTCTGTTACGAGTTTATAAAACCTAAAGCAACTAAGTTCATGGAGGAAAGCTATGGGAATCAGGGAACAGAGGAAAGCGAGGCAGAGTATTGAGAGCAATAGTTTCATAATCAGGGAGTATAAGCGTAAATTTACTAATGAGCATGATCCTCAGAGGTCTTACATTGTCGATATGCCTATTCGTGCTCAGGTTTTTAGCGTTATCTTTGAGAATGATGAGCTCATTATTTCCGCTTTAGTGCGTACTAGTGATGTTGATGAAATTGGCATCCGTAGGTTTATTATAGTGCGCCCTAATAAAGTTTTCGAGATGAAGATGGTAGGTGTCGGAATGGCCTATGTTGGTTCTTTCCGCAAGGGAAATGTTTCATGGCATATTTTTGAGGTAAAATAAAGAAAGGAGGTTGCAGATGAGTAAAAATCCAATTGATGAACACACTGAAAGTTTTGAGGATTTTAAGCTTTTACGGGAAAACATAGGAAATCTGGAGAGTACGTTGGCTCATGTTTTTATAGGTGAGCCTACAATTTACAGTCGTGGAGGGATAGGGGGAGAGACTGTAGTTTTCTTCGATATAACTTTTCTTGATGGGGAAATGAAAGGAGCAAAGATGAATCTTACTGTTGCTGTCGAAGACTAAGAACATGGTTAAAGACTCATTAACGATAGTGTATTACTGGGAGATACTATGAACTTGCCAAAAAACATTAAAAAAATATGTCCTGAGGAACAATTTGTTTATGCCCACAACTCGAAGAATTATCTTGTATCTTCCTTCGGTCGGGTGTATTCAATGAAAAGGAAAACGTTTTTAAAACCTTATCGAATCAATAGGGGATTCCGTCAAGTGTCAATTGACAATAGGGCAAAAATGGTTCATATTTTAATGATAGAATCCTTCACTGGCCAGACACCGAATCGTACATGGTTTGAAAACAAAGATAAAGATGACTTGAGGTTGTCAAACTTACGATGGAACGTTTAATTTTCGATTATAAAACCACAATATCCATTGATGGAATAGTAAAGCCATTGACTGTTTCTTATATTTATAGCGTTAAAGATCAGAACATAAATATAGAACGTCAATATGTATCTGAATGTGGATTTACTAATTACTACATCTTGCGTGCTTTGCTATCTCAACTGATTTTAATGGTTATACCCGAAGAAAGAATCAAAGAAAAGATTTTAGCTTCACGGCTATAAGCCGCTAAAAACTATAGGAGGAGTCCAAGATGGGAAAAAAGTGTACTGGTTTTACGTTTACAGAGCCGATGCAGGGTTTGGAACTTCAGTTTCAGTTGATTCCAGTAAGCAAACTAAAGGTGGGAGAGTTTCAGAGAGAGCTTTCATCTGGGCTTGTGAACAAGCTTTTAGGAAGTATTTTTAATGGTTTCCTTGTACCTCTTTTGGTTGTCGCTGTCGATGATTATTATGAGGTAATTGATGGTCAACATCGTATAGAAACATGCAAAAAGCATAGGAAGGATTTAAGTGATTTTGACCTTCCATGTATCGTCTTGCCTTCAAAGTTCAAATTCCTTCCTCTCATTTACAATATAGAAAAGAGTGATAATATCAAGGATCAGGCACTCAAGACCTATAATGTCTATAAACATTACGCAGAAAATGTACCTGACAGCAAAGAAGGGGAATTTGCAGCGTCATTTAACTTCATGTCTTATCTTTGCTCAATTGCCTTCGCCTATGTTGAGTTCGGTCTTTCCTCACCTTCCCTTGTCGAGAGTGTAGCAAAGAAGCTTGACAACAAATCCTTCCTTGAAGATCCTTTCTATCTTTCGATAGATATTCGCAGGCATCGTGGAGACTTGCTAAAACAGCTTGAAAACATGGTGAACGCCATATGCAATCAGTATGGAATCACTGATTTCAACCTTAAGAAGTCCATAATTTCTCAGTCTGTCGCAGATGTCTGGGGTGCTTACAAGCGCAAAGTCGATGATGAGTTTGATGATGGAATCATTAAGCTTATGGCTAGAATAGAAGAAAAAGATTGGTCTTGGATGGCAGGCAGATGATATGGAACAAGTTGAAATCTTCTATGGTATCGCTAAGAGCATAGCTGGGCGCTTTTATCTTGAGGGAATGGACTTTGAAGATAAGGTTCAAGAGTGCGTTATCCATGCGTGGAGACATGTTGAAACTTATGATCCTAGCATGTACTTTTATGTTAGAAAGCTGATGTTTAACAGACTTAAGGATCTTTTGCGAAAGCAAACAAGAAGAAAGGGTGTTGTGGAGTATGATTTCCAGGAGGAGTTTCATGTAACATCTCCTGATGAGGTCATTGTCTCAATTCCATTCAGTGACGAGGAGCAAAAGAGAATTGTTACTGTTATGCTTGATTGTGATTTCTCCCTTGTGAAAGCTAGTGAGTGCCTTGGTTTAAGGTATTACCAACTTTCTAACAAATGGAAGAAGGCAAAATGGGATTTAAGGCGAAACTCTCAAAACATTAATTATTTGCAAACCGAAATTTGCTGGCTTACAGCACAAAATCCTTGAAAGGAGTCTTTTATGGCTTTAACAGTAGAGCAAAAATGGGAAAAGGAAAGGTCGGCAGTTAAAAACAAGCTCGCAAAGGTTAAAGATGAGGTAATGAAGACTATGGAAAAGCCTTCTCTTACTGTCGAGGAGCGAAAAATCCTTAAAGGTTGCATTTCCAGCATAGATGCTGTTCTTCGCTATTATGATTCCAGCAATGGGCTTTCGTTAAGCCTTTATAAGCGACGAACCGCACCGGGAGCCTAAATGTTAAACCGCCAGCTAGTCATTCCTTTATGGAAAGGTGAGACAGTTTTCATCATTGGAGGAGGTTCTAGTCTTAAAAACTTTGACTATTCCCCGTTAAAAGGGGAAAAGGTCATTGGAACTAACAGAGCTTTCATCCTAGGTGATTGGGTACAAGTATGTCTCATGGGAGATCTTGATTTCTGGAAAGAGGAAGTAAATAGAAAGCCATTAAAGATTTTTAAAGGCATGAAGTTTTGTATGTCTAAACAAGCCTGTATGACAGATCCTTCTCTTATTTACATAAGGAAAAATTCTGATGTAGAAGGTCTTGCCTATGATGGCTTTAGCCTTTGTTGGCACTCTCCAAAATCACCCTTAAACCCTAATGAATGGCTAGCTGGTGGTAATACAGGTGTTGCGGCAGTCAACCTTGCCTACCTGCTAGGGGCTAAGCGAATTGTTCTTCTTGGTTTTGATATGTATAAAAGTTTAGAAGGAGAAAACAACTGGCACAATGTACATAAAAATCTTCCTTCGGATGAAAAACTTTTTCGTCAAGCCCTTCGCTTTAAAGTTCCTGCACAAGAACTGTCTGAAAGAGGTATTAAGGTTATTAACACAAACCCACTCAGTAAAATCCCCTATTTTAAGAAGGTAGATTTCTCAGCTTTTATGGAATGGTACAGAAAGGAGCCAAAATGCAAATAGAAAGACCTACCTTGGAAGAGATGCCTCAACCTCAAAAGGATGCTATAAACTACCTCGATGAATATGTTATGGTTGACACCTTAGAATCCTTTGACATCATTCACATCTACAATGAAGGCTTTCCAGGATCTTTAGAGAAAGAACCAGATTCCTTAGTCGCAAAGGTAGTTGCTTACAACAGAAAAACCATGACGAGGGCCATTCTTGGAGAGTTTTGTTCCATAAATACTTTCGCCACACAGCCTTTCATAAATAAGGTTTTTGCGGATGGCTCTTTTCTGATCCTTTTCGCTAAACCTGTTTATGTCTTAAGCGCAGAAGCGCAGGGAACACTAAAACTTGAAGCTCTTAAGGAGGAAGATGATGCATAAAGGCATAACGTATAACCCAATGCAGGAAGAAACTGCAAAATACATGTATGAGGATTGTAACTTGATCCTAAAAGCTCCAACATCATCAGGAAAAACTATCTCGGGGGAGCAATTTCTTTTCTCTTCCCTGGAAGCAGGACAAAAAGCTATTTACCTATCGCCTCTTAAGGCTCTTACAAACGAAAAGCTAATAGCTTGGGAAAATTTACCTTATAAAATCAGAGCCATAACCAGTGATCATGATTCAAAACCTACGCCAATAGTCGAAGACTTGATCCTTATGACAACTGAGGCTCTTGATTCACGATCTCGAGGTGCAAAGAATTGGCTTAAGTCCGTAGGAACCATTGTTTGCGATGAAAGCCACCTTTTAAACTCCCCTCGTCGTGGAGATGCTTTCGAGGTTGGCCTTACTCGCTTTGCTCTCCTTAACCCAAAAGCTAGAATCATTTTCTTATCTGCTACAATTCCCAATGCTGAGGAGCTTGGAGAGTGGCTTCATTGTTTGAATGGGAAGAAAACTCATGTTATTGATACTGACTACCAGCCAATAACACATGAGTATCATTTTCACGAAGGTCGAGAGAAGGAATGGGACTTTGAATCTGATGCTATAGACCTGATAAAGAAAGTCCGGCGACAGCATCCTGATGAACAAATGCTTATCTTTGTACATACCATAAATAAAGGCCATAAGATAAGCAAACAGCTCGGAATCCCCTTTCACTATTCTAAGCTTTCTAAAGAGGAAAGGCACAACATTGAAAAGGCATTTATAGAAAAGAAAATTTCAACTATCATTGCCACGTCAACCCTTGCTTGGGGGGTAAACTTGCCTGCTGATATTGCTTTTATAGTCGGTGCTCATCGTGGGCCTGCTGATGTTGAACTTTATGACCTTAAGCAGATGGCAGGAAGATCTGGTCGATACGGCCTTAGCAGCGTGGGAAGGGTTTATATTATAACTAGGCCAAATGATACAGAGAGGGTAAAGGAAGGAATTAAGAAAATGCCTCCTATAACCTCTCAACTTCCTGGGCGCCTTTACTTTCATATTTGTTCCTTCATAGCTAGAGAAGCCATGCAGAAACCTGAGATTGAGCATTTTATCTCTAAAACTCTCGGAGGACGCCAGCACAAAATTTACATAAGTGAAGCTATAGATTTTCTCCTTCAGTACGATGCTATCCGAAAGGGAGCTGATGGAAACCTGTTTGCAACTAATCTTGGTCGAGCGGCTGCCTTAATGTATGTTGATCCTATAGATCTTTTTTATATGCGTCGAAGTCTTGTTGATCAACCATACTCTCCACTCCTTATAGCAAAAGCCTTTGCTGATATTCCATCACTTGCTGTTCCTTCCTTTGTTCCTAAAGACCTTGATGATGTTATTGATATGAACTATGGGCAGCAAACAGTATTAGCTTCTTGCTTATATTCCTGGCTAAAAGGCAAAACATTGCATGGAACAGCTACAGTTATTGTTCCTCCTTTTGTTATGGATTCTGAAAGATGGATCGCCGCCTTAGCAATAGCTGGCGTAAACAAGAACTATCTCAACGATGTACAACTCATGATAACAAATGGATGTGATGAGACAATGCTTGAAATAGTTTCTCTTCCGGGTATAGGCAGAAAGCGTGCACAGGTATTAAAAAGCCTTGGTATAACCACAAAAAAGCAGATGCTTGAGCGTGAGGATGTAGTTTCTAATGCCCTTGGAAGAAACCTGGCGCAAACCATAATCGCTAAAATACGAAACCCTAACGCAATCATTGTGCCTTTTGCATCTAGCAAACCGAAAAGGGTAACGGAACAAAAGAAACGATGACATGGCGTATACATAATCACATGGTTAAGCAAAACAACCAAAAAATCTTTGAAAGGAGTTAAAAATGCGTGAATCAAATGAGGTTGTTAAGAGCAGTAAGGGTGATCAGTGGGAATTTTCTATGTCTTTGCCGACGACACTGGAGGAGGCTATTGAGCTTTACACCAAGGAAGGCGCTTTGTTCCTGCTTAATAGCGGCCTTAAGGTAAAGAAGCAGGGAATAGCCAGGGATGGTTTCCGGCAGGGCAAGTCCAGGGAAGAGGTTGAACAGCTGGTTGAGGATTATCGTCCTGGTGGAGGTTCTTCCAGAAGTAAGAAGGACCGTGCACTTGATCTTATCATGGATAAGGCTAATGATCTTTCGCTTAATCCTGAGCTTAAGAGGGAAGTTCAGGGCCTCTTCAAGAAGAATGACTTCCAGGCTATTATTGATAAGCTTGAGGCTCTTGACGTAGACGACGAATAGTTTTCCCCTTTCACTTGGGGGATAGGGTCTAACGGCCTTATCCCCCGCATTTTAAGGAGTTTTTAAATGGCTACTTTTGAAGAACTTTTAGAAGGAAAAGATATATCTGAACTTGATGACGAGGAAATTCAAGCCATTGTAACTAAGCTTAATTCTGTGGAGCTTGAAAGGTTTGAGCAAGAAATCAAGGCAAAGACTCCTTCTCGTAAAACACAGTCAAAAAAGGAAAAAGCTTCTATGGAAGCTTTCGATGCTTTAATTGCAAAAGGACTAAAGAAAGGAGCTTAGGATGCTAGTTCGTTCCTCCTCCTTCTTCACTTTCAAATTATGCAAGCGTAGGTTTTATTACCAGTACGTTCTTGGACTTGTGCTAAAGGGAGGAGAAAGCATAGACCTTTTCTTCGGGAAAGTTTTACATGAGGCTATTGATATTTGGCATAAAACTGACAACTTAGACCTTGCCATTGCTTATCTGGAAGGTTTAACATGGCCTTTGGATAGGAAAAAGACTAAGTTTGTTGCTCTAGCTTTGCTAAAAGATTATGTGAAGAAAACTAAAGGTATGATCATTGTCAGAGATTCAGAGGAATCTTTTACCTTTCCTATTGGAAAACATGTATGGAAAGGCGTTGTAGATAGTCGATGCATCAAGGACTCGGTCTTATGGTTTGGAGAGAACAAAACAACAAATCGCTTTTTCATTGAAGTTGATCCTAACGATCAATTTATCTCCTACTACATAGGAGGAAAGCAAAGTTATCCAGAAGCAAAAGGAATCATGATAAACCTCTTTGATCCTGTAAAAACTAGTGTTGAAAGAATTTATTATCAGCCTGATAAGGATAAGTGTGAATTATGGCTGAAAGAAACAGAGCAAGAGCTTGATTACTGTGAACTTTGTGCAAAAAATAATATTTGGCCTCAGAACCCCACAGCTTGCTATGCTTTCGGACGTTTTCATGTTTGTCCGTATAAACCAATCTGTCAAGCTGATGCTTTAACCGCTCAAACACTCATCAAAATAAAGTATGAGATAAACCAAGAAGCAAAGGATTTAGCATGGTAACAGCGAACGATAAAAAATGTCCTCTCTGTGGAGGACAGATGATTTCAGCCATTGCAGACAAGATGGAACTTATCATCGTGGGAAAGAAGTCTATAATTTTAAACGATGTTCCTGTACATACATGCAAAAGCTGTTCGTTCATGAGGACAATAGTTTCTTTCTCTGGAAACGCTGACAAGCTCCAACTAACTTTTATAAAGTGAAGGGAGAAAAAGATGGGAAGCCTTAATGATGTTTCAACAGGAAAACCTATAATTCTTTTATGGGGTCCTGGTAAGGTTGGCAAGACAGTGCTTGCGTCACAATTTGGAAACTGTCATTTTATCAGCACTGAGGATGGTCTTGCAAGTGTTAAAAGCTTAAGACAAAAGTATAAACTTGATTTCGACCTTAAGCAGTATCGTATTGATGAGTCAAAAACTACCGATCCTGAATTTGCAGAACTTTGCGGAAAAGCTTTTGGGAACCTTTCGGGATGGGAGAAAGTAAAGAAAATGACTGAGGTCCTTTCTTACAAACTCACTGAAAACGATACTCTTGTTCTTGACCACTTAACAAGAATTGCTGACTTTCTACAGAAAAAAATTGAGAAGTCTTCAGGTCATAGACCTTTACAGCTTCAAGACTGGAACACTTTCGTTATGGAGATGAAAGAGCTTTTCGAGTTCTTGAAGGCCGCTTCATGCAAATGCACGGTCATTCTCTTAGGCCATGAAGAGTATATGAAAGATGAAGCTACTGGAGCGTTACAGCGGCTTATTCTTATCCCAACTAAGATGCGTTATGCTGTTCCTGCAATTGTTACTGACTACCTTTATATGAAGACAGAGTTTCGCGGAGGCGGGAACAATCGTAAGGCTATCAGAACATTGCAAAGCGTTCCAGACCCCGTTACAAATACTGGATCTTATGCTCTTATTCCTGACATTCAGTATCCCACGTATGCAAAGCTTCGTCCGTTCTTTGAAACCGCCTATGGCAGGAAGTTTCCTGAACCTACCTGGACACCCCCCACAGATGAATAGGTAGGTAAGGATAGTAGCAAAAATAAAAAACATTTAGGAGGAAACACAATGGCAAGACTTAGTTTGGGTTTTAATCTGGAAGATGTTAGTTCAACCTTTGAGCCGATCCCCGCTGGTACGTACATTGCTCGAATAGTGGATGTCGAGCTTAAGAAGTCTTCAAAGGGCAATGATATGCTGTCTATTAAGTGGACAGTTATTGATGGCCCGATGGAAGGCAAGAACTTCTTCGACAACGTGGTTCTGTCGATTGAGTGGAAGGTCAAGCAGTATGCTGAGCTTATCGGCGTCGAGTCTGGTAACGAGCTTGATACTGAAGACCTGAAAGGCGCTGAAGCCACCGTTACCCTGGAGGTTAAGGACCGCACGGATGGTAACGGCCAGACCAACCAGGTTAAATCAATGGAAGCCTTCAACGGCTAGTAGATTTATCTTGAAGGGGGTTCTTCGGAGCCCCCTTTTTCTTGGAGGCAGCAATGAGAAAAATACCCATTGAAAATTTTTGTATACCCTCTGATTATCGTAAAGAAACAACTGATGTAGGAAGCCTTGCTCTCTCTATCCAAGAAGTCGGATTGCTTTATCCTATCCTTGTCGAGCAACAGGATGATAAATTTGTTATTACCGAAGGGCGTAGACGTTTTCGTGCCTTAACCGAGGTTTTAGGTTATACAGAACTTGAAGAATATGAACACTTTATGGAGAGAAAAAACCTTAAAGTTGCCAATGATCTTGTAATCCAGTTCATAGGAAACAACGAGAGGGAAGATTTTAAACCTCTTGAGGCAGCTTCACTGGTCAGAGATATACATGCAAGTTACGTTTCTGTTTATGGTGTAGCAGTTCCTGGAGGAAAAAGCAAAAAGAAGGGTTGGAGATTAGAAGATACTGGTCGTATCATTGGAAAAGATAAGGCTTATGTCAGTAGAATGCTTTCTTTCTTGGAGTTTCCAGAGGAAGTTAAAGAATGCAAAACTGTTTTTGAGGCAATGCATACTATTGAGTCTATAAAAAGAAAAAAGCTTCTTGAAACTGTTCGTAGTGAAAGGGTAAAAAAGGTTATTTCATCTATGAGCCTAAGAATGGACGATCTTTTGAAAGGGTTTAAGCTTATGGAAGCTGTTCCTTTCTTAGAAAGTCTTGATGATGAGTGCTGTAGTCTTGTTTTTACTGATCCTCCCTTTGGCATGGAATATGATGATATTGGAGGAGGAGAAAATTATGATACCTACGAGGACGATCCTAAAGAAATTATGTCTCTTATCGCCGAATGCATTCCGCATTATTACAGAATCCTTAAACCCAATAAGTTCTGTATTATATGGACCTCATTCGATTTTGCAAAGCCTATCAAAGACCTCATGTCAAAGGCAGGATTTTTCATTTCCAACACTCCGCTCTTCTGGGTCAAAACTAACAGTTCAGGACGCTCCAATGATCCAGACCATAAGCCAGGAAGTATAGTTGAACAAGCAGTATTTGGATGGAAAGGATCAGGAGCTGAACTTTCCATCAAAGGGCAAGCAAATGTATTCCCTTATCCCACAGTTAAAGGAAAAGATAGAATCCATATTGCTCAAAAACCTGACAGCTTGGGAGTCCGCTTTTTGGAAATGTTCTCCCTTCCAGGAGATGTTGTCTGTGATACCTTCGCCGGCAGTGCATATGCTCTTAGAGCCTGTTACCTTACAAAACGTGCTTTCATAGGATGTGAGAAAAGCAAAGCAAATTATGATAGGGCAGTTACTTATTGTCGTGATTGGCTTAAAACGTTAGAAGACGAGCAAATTGCAAATGACAATTAACTAGGGTGTTAAAAAGGTATAAATGGACAACGCATAATAATCCATTATATAATGGGTTAAAACATGCCCTTCGCTGGGCTTTATATATACCGACATGACATAGAACCTTTTCACCAATGGTTTTATATTAACCCGGTTTTTTCATTGGTTCTATGGCCATTTTATGAGGAAAAACATGAAAAAATTAATCCAATATATACCTGATTTCAAATGTACCTCAAACAGATTTAAATATGCTATTGTTGCTGAGGCTCCAGGAGCAGTAGAGATGCAAACTGGAATACCCTTTACAGGGCCTGAAGGGTATTACATGAACAAGCTTTTTAAAGCAGCTGGAGTTGACCGTTATGCTGTTCCTATAACAAATACTGTTCATGTCCAACCTTTTAAAAATGTCTATGATACATTACCAAAAGAGGAAATTGAGTTTGGTCGTGAGCAGCTTCGTAAAGATTTAATAGCCTGGAAGAAGCAAGGATTAACTACAGTTATAGCCTTGGGAGCAAAAGCCTTTGAAATGCTGACTGGTCTTTCGGGCATAACAAAGTATCGTGGAACAGCGGTTCCTTGCTCACTTGTTGAGGACTTAAAGGTTTATTCAACATTTCATGCTGGATACCTAATCCGGGGTAACGGAAAATATGAACCAGTAGTTGTAAACGATTTAGCAAAAGCTATCAGTGATTGTGAAACAAGTAAAATATTCTATCCAAGAAGGGATGTTGAAATCATAAAATCTCCTTTTGAGGCTATAGCACTTCTTGAGAAATTTACCGACTTCAACGACCTTCTTATTATTGACATTGAAACCGCAGGAAAGATAATGACTGCTTACGGTATGGCTTTCGAGGAAGACCATGCCTTTGTTCTTACAAAAGAAATTCTAAAACTGCCCTCTGTCTTAAGGGCGATAGGAAAAATGGCAAAGTCATCAACCCCTAAAGGATTTCATAATGCCCTTTTCGATTGCCTGCATGGAGCGTATTATTATCGCATTCTTTATAAAAACATTGTCTGTGATACCATGCTTAAGCAGCATGCGGCTTATCCAACCCTTCCTAAATCTCTCGCTTTTTGCTCATCAGTTTATACCTTTGAGCCATATTGGAAAGATGAAGGTCGAGAGGGAAAAGCCCTTAATGCAGATAAAGAAATAAAGAAAGTTTATGGTAACATTGACTGGGAAAAGTTTTACATCTATTGTGGTAAGGATTGTTGCTTAACAAAAGAAATTGATCCCAAAATAGGTGAGGAGCTTAAGTCCTGGGGAACAGAAAAAGTTTATGATTTTGATATGAAACTTATCCGTCCTTGCCTTTCTGCTATGCTTCGTGGCATGGATGTTGACCCTTATGCAGTCGAGGAGTTTGCTGATAAAAACGAGAGAGCTATAGATATTCTTGAGAGGATCAAAGAGGAAACGATAGGTCCTGTAAATGTAAATTCTCATGTTCAGCTTAAAAAACTAATATATGATGACTGGAAGATGCCCCTTCAAAAAAAGAATGGAAAGCCTACCAGTGATGGTGATGCTATTGATTACTTATCTACTTTTCCTACTCCGTACTCACAAAGGCTTCAACTTATCTCAAAGCTAAAAGAATACAAGACAATGAGTAAGTTTTACAAGTTGAAGGTAAATGAAGACGGACGAGTTCGATACGCCTTAAAAATCCATGGCACCTATACAGGGCGTCTCTCCTCCTCAGCGAGTATTTTCGGGACTGGAGATAACTACCAAAACCAGCCATCTGAGGTCAGAATCTTCTATATATCAGACCCAGGGAAGATCTTTATTGAAAGGGACCTAAGCCAAGCCGAAGCTAGAGTTGTTGCCGCTCTTTGTAAGGATTCTGAATGGCTTCGTGCTTTCGATGAAAGGGATCTCCACTCAGAAACAGCGGCGTTTCTCTTTGACATTCCCATAGAAAAAGTAAATCGCAAAACACATCGTCAGACAGCAAAGAAGATTGCTCATGGTACGCATTACTTACTTGGAGTCAAGCTTATGAGCACTCTTTTAAAGACTTCAAAAAGTGAAGCGTCACGTCTTATGTCTGGATACCATAAACTCCATCCTTCTCTTGAAGAATGGCATAAGGCTGTTCGTAAGCAATTAGAAAAGACAAAACTTTTTGAAACTCCTTTCGGAAGAAAGATTCAGTTTTTTGGTCCAATCTCTGAAGATACTATTCGTAAAGCAACTGCTGCTGTTCCTCAATCAACCTCAGTTTCGTACATGAACCAATCTATTATTCGTTGTCATGATGAGGTTCCAGAAGCAGATTTTCTTCTTCAAGTTCATGACTCTTCCCTAGATTCTGTCGATGATGATTTGAACACGATTTATAAAGTAATGAAACGAATGAAGGAAATAACTGAACAAGAAATAGATGTTTTTGGGATCAAATTAGTTATTCCTTGTGATTTTAAAATTGGTTATTGTTGGGGAAAACTTCAGGAGGTTAAAACCTTAGATGATGTAGAACGTATTTATGATAGCGTTCAAGAACAAAAAGCTCTTATTGAAGAGAGGAGATCAAAGAGAGAAGAACAAAGATACATTTCTAAATGGATAAACTAATGACCTACTGCAAATTTCTTGATCGCTACGTTTACTACACACAAGGGAATGAAACACCCGAGCTTTTTCATGTTTGGACTGGTTTATCTGTTTTAGCAGGAGCGGCAGAAAAACGAATATGGCTAGATAGAGGGTATTTTAAACTCTTTCTTAACCTTTATATTATTCTTATAAGTCCTGCTGGAACGTGTTCAAAAAGTTCATCTTTAGATCTAGGAGCAAAAATGCTTCGTGATGCTGGTTATACCGTTCTTGAGGGATCAGTTTTAAAAGAAAAGATAATAGTCGAGATGAGTTCTTCTATGAAAGAATATAAAATTGATGATTCTTCCACGTTTCCTCACTCAAGTGTAACCTATTCTAGTGATGAGCTTAATGTTCTTCTTTCATCCGGCCTTGATATGGTAAAGTTTCTTGTGGATATATACAGTAAGGATGAAGCCTATGTTTACAAAACAAAAAACTCAGGAGAATATGAAATAACTAACCCTTACTTCAATCTCATTTCCGCCGCCGTTCCTCAGTGGTTCGGTCCTGGATTAGCCACTGATATGGGAGCTACAGGCTTTCTAGCACGATGTATTCTCGTTTACTTAGACCGTAAGCGAGGTTGTTTTCCTGAGCCTATTTTAACCAAAGAACAGATAAATGCAAGGCAAGAATGCCTTGAAATCCTTATGTCCTTGTCTGAGTTATATGGACCGATGAAGGTTGAAGAAGACGCACGAAATTTTTTCAACGCGTGGTATAGAGAACAATATATATTACCTTCTGAAGATTATCGTATAGCTAGTTATTTAGAAAGAAAAACAAAGGTACATTTATTGAAAGTCGCTTCATTAATGGCTCTTGGCGACCTTCGATATTCTGTTACCATAAAAGATTTTGAACGTGCAATGAAATTGTTTGAACGTACTGAAAAGATGATGCGTATGGCATTTCTCATTGCTGGTGGCAATAAGCTATCACAATACATATTTCGTGTTCAAACCATACTTGATTCAAATGAAAATGGGATATTGGTAAAAGACCTTTTACATATGTTTTATGTCGATATAGATGAAAATGAATTTAGACAAATAATACAAACCTTGGTTGACATGGAGTATGCGAAATTAGAGATAGGAGAAAAGAAACGAAAGATATTGAAAAAAATAAAGCATAATGGAGGATGATATGCCTTTTATTGGATTTAAAGCCAGCGAGTCCATGGTAAAGAAACTTGATGAAGTAGCAAAGCGAAAAGGTGTGGGAAGAAGCGAACTAATAAGGGATCTCATAAGGAACAATCTTGATACAACTGATGATTTCTCAAACTGGAAGGTTTATGCTTGGAATCTCTTTGGTATCAATAATGATCAGCTTCGTTACGCGATGGGAACCTCAGAAACAGCGGAAGAGTTCTTTTCCATCATTTCAAAGTGGTCAAAGAACATAAAAATCTACATTATCCCCTCCACGGAGAATGTTAAAATAAAATTCTCTAGAGATAACAAAGACTTGATAATCTCTGAGGCAAGGATACTTGGCAAAGTTAAAGTTATAGCAAGCATCATAGAAAAACTTGATTCGGAGATAGCGGCTGAGTTTACTATATGAAGATGAAAAAAGTATATGTCACGGGACCATATGAGTCAAGAAATCATGCTGTTGTTACAAAGCATAGGACTGATCTTGAACTCATATGTCGCCGTGTTATAGTGGCAAAGATGATACCAATCTGCCCTACCCTCTTCTATGTGGATTTTTTAAAAGATCCTAGACTACCAAAAGATATAAAATGGTGGATTGATAATATCTTTTTGGACCTGATGAGGGACTGTAGCGTTTTCTGTTATATTCCTGACCTTGCAGGAACCCTTTGTGAACGTATGCAGTATGAGAAAGAAAAGTGGCGTGAACTAGGTCGTAATAAATTTGTTGTCGCTGAACGTGTTCTAAATGTTCTTCTTAACTACAACATGGAGGAAGAAGATGTTTAAATATGACAGTTTTGAAGATTTTCAGACTGCTTATCAAAATGACAGCAGGTTAAAGAGATATATAGCAAAACGCTTCTTAGTTGGTCTTCCTTTTTCAACAATAGCCTATGAACTAAACCTTGCTCAGAATACTTTCGATCTTCTCTTTGCTTTAAACCCTGAATTTGAGGAAGAGTTTGAAACTTTTGTAGAGGCTGAAAGTAACCGACAAGAGTCTCTAGTTAAAAAGCAGGGCCTTTCTATTTCGATATCTAAGTTGACGACCATAGTCGAGACAGCAGAGGATAATAAAGACATTATTGCTGCATGTAGAGCTTTGATATCAGTGTCCACATCTAAACGTGGTGGCGGTGATGACAATGATGGCCTTGACGGTTTCTTGAACTCCCTTGTAAAATCAAAGGATGGAACTAAGTCGTGAACAAGACAAAATACTTAAAATATGTACAGCCCTACATGAAAAGTACGGAAACGACTTTGCTGGTTGGGTCGAGGACTTTATTGACTTTACAGGGCTTAGTCATCAAGGACTTACTGACCAGCAGAAAGAGATAGGATATGGCCTTGTAGAACATAAAAACTTCTGTGTATCCTCAGGGGGTGGTACAGGCAAATCAGCTTGTGCCGCCCTTCTTACTTTATGGTTCCTTTCAACACATCCACATGCTAAAGTTCCAACTACTGCCCCGTCCGGTAAGCAGTTAAAAGATGTTCTTTGGAGTGAAATTCATACTTGGCTTAATCGTTGCAAATTAAAGCCTATTTTTGATCTTCAATCTGAATACCTTTACGTTAAAGGATTTAAAGAATGGTATGCTACCGCAAGGACTGTTCCTAGGGATGGTAGACAGCTTAATGATACCTTAGCGGGTTTTCATGCTCCTCATCTTCTAATCATTGTTGATGAAGCTTCTGGCGTGCCTGATCCTGTGTTTACAGCTCTTGATGGCGCAATGACGAAAGCCAACGCTATGATCCTTCTAATTTCAAACCCTGTTTCTAGCGGCGGTTATTACTATGATACTATTTCCGATCCTGAAGGAAAAGGTAAGAACTTTAAAGTAGTCTTTTTCGATTCTAGGCGAAGCCCTCTTGTTGATCCCTCTTTCGAGGAAAGAATCATCAATCGTTACGGCAAGGATTCTCCAATGTACAAAGCCAAAGTTCTTGGCCTGCCCATTGGAAGTGATGATTCTGTTGTTGTAACTGCTGAGCTTTATGATGAGGTTACAAGAAATAACAGAGAAGTCATGACTGGTCGTTGTATTCTTTCTGTTGATGTTTCTCGAGGAGGTGAAGACCAAACTATCTTTTGCCATCGTATCGGAAACTCTATTGTTCTATGGGAATACTTTAAAACAAATGATACAAACATGGTTGTGGACAAGGTTATAAGTATTTATCAGTCTAGGTATCTAGGAAAAGATTTTTGTGCAATTATTGACGCCATTGGTATTGGTGCAGGTGTTTATGATAATCTTGTTAAAAAGAATATGTTTCCTGTGATTGGTTTCATAGGTTCTGAGAAAGCCTTTCATGAGGAAATGTACGACAGCAAGCGTAGTGAAGGTTATGATAAGCTCAAGAAATCTTTTGCTGACTTGCATTTCCCCTATCCTCCCCCTAAAGAGCTTAAGAAAGAGCTTGTAAATATTCGATATGACTTCTCAAAAGAAAAAATAGCATTAGAACCTAAAAAACGTATGATTAGTCGTATTGGTATCTCACCGGACCATGCTGATGCTTTAATGTTATCTTGCATTGTGGATAGTTTTTCGATAAGATGCCAGAATGGTTATATACCAAAAAGCTCAAGATCATTATTTTTAAGTCTAATGAAACCACAAAGACATGATACAATTTATGGTAAGTTTACAAGGTTTGTACATTAGATATTTGCAAATTACAACTTGCTAGGAGTAAAAAGATGAATATATTTAAGTTATGGAAACAGCCAACTGTTTATAAAGAAATGGATAATATTCTTCAAAAAGGAACTGTGTCTAAAGCAACACGCCCTATGTTAACCGTTAATAAGCCTCGTCCTGGAGTTATGGGAGATTTAGGAATAGATCCTCTTAAAACTGGCCTACCCCTTTTAGAGACTATGCATGAGCTAATGCCACCAGAGGGTCTTAAAGTATACGATAAAATGAGGAAGAATGATCCTGTCGTAGGTGGTCTGGTCCTTTTACTTTCTGCAACGTTAAAAAGGCTCATTTATGATTTCGAGGGTCCTGAGGCAAAAGTTGTTCAAGAAATGCTTGAAAACACTACTCATGGCCTGTCGAGAATCATAGACGAGTTTACATCTGCCCTTTATTTCGGGTATTATTTAGGAGAAGAAATATGGGAGCCTGATGGTTTCGGTGCTCGTCTTATTGACATTGAACCTCGCTATCAGCCTACCATAAATTACATAAATGATGCTAATGGTAACGTTGTTCAGTATCATGGTGCTGGCGTAGCAGAAATCCCCTATTCAAAATGTGTTCATCATATGTTCTTTACAGAGAATCGCAGTCCTTTTGGGATAAGTATTCTCCGTCACCTTTATAAACCTTATTACTACAAGATTTCTACTGAAGCCACCGAAGCTATGGGAATTGATCGTGACCTTGCTGGTCTTCCCATGATGACTGCTCCTGAAGGATTTGACTTTACTGCGGCTGATCCAGATTCTCCAGCATTTAGTGAGGAAGTTGCCGTAACTCTTGATTGGGCTGTTAATATAGTATCTAACATTCGTAAAGACCAACAGCAAGGTATCGTCAAACCTCATGGGTGGGATTTTCAAATCCTTCGTGGTGAGAACAGATCAGAGATTCCGACAACACATATTATAGGTCGTTATAACACCGAAATGGCTATGGGCGTTCTTGCAAACTTCATCTCTCTTGGTGCTTTCGCTACTACCAATAACGCCAACACACAGCTACACGCTACCAACTTTATTAGTGCTTGTGAAAGCTATGCATCAGCAATAGCAAACACTTTTAACAGACAAGTCATCACAAAGATATGTAAATATAACGGTATTAAAAACCAGCCTAAGATAAAGCTTAGAATACCTAACTATGGAGAACTCTCTAACATAGGTAAATTCATCTCTGATCTTGTTAAAGCTGGAGCTGTTATACCAACAGAAACCCTTGAGAAAGCTATGCTTGAGCTTTTAAATATAGACTTTGAGAAAACAGAAGGAGACAGATATGCCAAACCTAAGCAGAAAACTAACAATCCCAAAGAAGACGTATGATGTCTATTCTACACAGCATAAAAGAAAGCAAATGTCAAAGGATTGTTTCCTTTTAGTGGAGAATGACAAAAGACTATTTCCTTTTAAAGACGAAAAGGGTAATATTTCAAAGGAGCTTCTTAAAGCTGCTATAGTCACTGGTGTGAAATATGGCTATCCTGAAGTTGTGACAAAAGCACAGAAACTTTTAAGCCTTGGTGAGGAGGTAAAGAAAGATATCCCTTTTCAAATGATTCAAAAGACAACAGATAACGAAGTAAGGGAAATTTTCGGTATTGTTGCTGTACCTAATGAAAAAGATGCTGATGGTGATGAGTACACTGAAGAAGCTGTTAAAGATGCTTGCTATGTGTACAATAAAGATTTTTACAACATTGCCTATCGACATTCAATACGTATAGTTGCTGAGGAAGCATGGTTAGCTGAAAGCTACATAATGCCCTTCGATGCAGAAATAGAGGGAACAAAGATTAAAAAAGGAACATGGTGTCAGCGATGGTTTATTAAGGATAAAGAGCTGATAAAACAAATAGATAAAGGTATCATAAAAGGATTTTCCCTGGGTGGGTATATCCTAGACTCCATAAACACTTAATCATCTTTTCTGGGCTCCTCAAGGTTTTGCCCCAGTAAGTGCTGGGGCTTTTTTATTTCCCCAAAAATACCTGATTTGACAACCTTCCTCTCAGTCCTTCATTATAATCATACACAAACGGAGGCGTTTCATGGGTAAGTTAATTAAGAAAATGAGAGTTGATGAGGTTAGCTTAGCCGCTGGGCCAAAGAACAAAAAGAAGTTTATCTTACAAAAGGACAAAGGAGGATTAGAAATGGATAAGCTGTTGCAGCTTTTGGCTATGTTGGTAAAGGACTCAGATATTCCTGAAGTTATCAAAGAGGAACTGAAGGAAACTGAACCTAAGCTCGACACAAAGGATGTTCTTGAGATTATCACACAGCATATCAAGAAAGATGATCTTATCAAGGAACTCCTTGGCAAGGACGAGAAAGTTATTAACACCGCAAAAAATCTTGTTATTGCAAAAGATGGTAAGGAAAAGGTGTATAATAGCGAGACTCATGATGTTCTTGAGAAGGATTCTTATACTGTCAAGGAAGACAAGAAGTATCAGGGACTTGCTGAGGACATTCGGAAGGAATTTCTTGAAAGGGATAAGCGGATTGAATCTCTTGAGAAAGATAAAATGTCCTTGGACATTTTCTCAAAGGTCAATGATCAGAAGATAGCTGATTTCTGTATGAGCTTTTACGGTAAGCTCTCCAAGGATGAGATTGATAGCATTGCTGAAAGATTCATGCAGATGCAGAAAACCATCAAAGATCTTGGGGCGAAGAAGGGATCTGATGATGCTGTCATCAAGGAAACCGAAGAGAGAATGGTTTCTGGCATTGAAAAAATCATGAAAGACGAGAAAGTTTCCTATGCACAGGCGGCTTCAATCTGGGCACAGAGAAACCCTGAAGCAGCTGCCGCATTGGGCGACTAATAAGGAGGTAAATCATGTGGACACAGTATACTGAACAGCGAAACGTAGTTCCCTCAGTCACTTTGGTAGGGCAGGAGGGCAGAGTCGTAGGTTATGACGGCGCTGTAATCACTCAGGTCGGCCAGATGGCGATGGGAGTTGTTTATTACGGAAAAGCGGCAGGTCTTCCGTCTGAGATTATTGTAAGAGGCCATTGCGAAGCTTACTGTGATGGTAATGTAGGAGCTATTTCTGCCTACGATCCTCTTACCCCGAATGGCTCAGGTTCCCCTAACGGAACCGCTGCAAATGATGGCGTTTTTACTAAAGCCACTCTTGGCACTCACCATGTTCGCGCTGTTGCTTTAGAGGCTTGCACTAAGGCGAACACAAAGATTAAAGTAGACTTGCTGTAAGGAGGTAAAAAATGGCACATTGGTCAGACGTAATTGCTCCGGCATATGTCAGAAACGTAGCGAATCGCTACATGGTGGATAATCCACTTGAAGCTTTTGATATCTTCCCTGCGGTTCCTACGACACGGCTTACTGGTTATTTGGCAAAGTATAATAAATCCGACTGGTTTAAGGTTGGTAGTGTAGACGCTTACAGACGGTCGGGAGCAACTGAGTCTGCTGGCGACGACTTCGCAACTGACAAGCAGGCTTACACCATCGAGGAATTTGCCTTCCATAAGGATGTTACTGAGGATGATAGGAATGAGTATGACAACCCCTATGATCCGATAAATGATGCAGTTGATTTCGTCATGAATCGGCTTTCGAGGGTTCTGCTTACTAACCTTATCGACACTTATCTTGCCACTGGTGTTTGGGCGAACAATATAGACCTTTCGGATAGTAGTTATGATCAGTGGGATGCTACCACTAATGGTATTTCCGATGCTGACCCTGTCGCTTATGTTCTTAATTGGATGGAACTCATCCTCAAAACCACTGGATATAAGCCGAACAAGATGATCATTACCTGGGATGTTCTCAAAGCACTTAAGACCAACACCAAGATTATGGACAAGATGAAAACCACCAACGATAAGGTTATCACTACTGATCTGCTCGCAAGGCTCTTTGAGGTCGATAAGCTTACCGTCCTTAGCGCAGTCAACACTACTGCTACTGACTTCATGCTCACCAAGAAGGTCTTCCTGGGCTATACTCCGCCTCGTCCTACTAAGTTTGCGCCCTCAGCCGGCTATCATATGACTTATCGAAACTTCCGTAGGGAGTCTGTACAGACTAGGAAGATCATCATGGAACATCTTAACAACGCAGTACGCATCGAGGGAAAGATCATGACGAAACCTCTGGTTGTTGCTACTGATCTTGGCTGCTTTGTTGACAACGTTGTTGGATAAAACACTCTTTGGGAGGGGGCTTAATCGCCCTCTCCCACGAGGTTTATAATGAAAGAAAGCGTCCTTCTTTTAGAAACAGGTTCTCAGGCTCTTGCAGAACTAACTAGTGATGAACTTAACCTTATCCTTGCAAAATTCACTGATGATCAAGTTCGACAAGCCGCTATGAACGTTTTCAATCTTCTTAGGAAGAAGTTTAAAGCGACTTATCGAATGGGCACTCTTTACAGAGAAGAAACCTCTAAGTATAAGTTTTATGATCAGATGTATAAAGAATATGCAAGGTCTCTTAAGGCAGGAAGGCTTGGTGTCGATCCGGGCATACAAACAAATTATGATTTGGATAGGTACAAATGGCCCAAGGAAACAAAATAGTAAAAATTTATAGGCGAGAAAAGAACTGGAAGCGTGAGGAAACTACACCTACGCTTGTGGGTTCTTTTGATGCTTATGTAGAGGAAAGAACAGGCATTTCTAGGTTTGCTCCCTTCACTGGAGGCGTTCAAGGTGTTGCAGAAATAGGCACAAGCCTTTGCATTATTTTCAAGGACGTTGACCTTACGAACTGTTATCTTTCTTATGACGGAAGAGTTTTTGAGATAAAGGGATTTGATCGCTTTTGGGATGATGTAACATTGAAATTTAGCCATATGGAAATAACCTATGCCTAAAGCACGACCATTAAGAGATGCTATTAACAAGTGCAGAAACTTTGTAGATGATACAAGTTACGACGAAGCTTGTGATATGGCAAGGGCGACTTTACAGCATCTTCTTCCCTATGTGCCTGTAGACACAGGGAGGCTAGTAAATAGTGGTTTCGCTTATGTTGATGGTACTTTAGTGGCAGAAAGTGATTTAGGAACGACAACTGGTATATATGGCATATCTACTCCCATACCGCCATCATTACCTACTCGTAGGGAAGGTAGGCATACCATAACCATAATATTTACAACACCAAAACCAGCTGGCCCTAACGCCACAGTTTACTATATTGATGCTGCAGGAAATAAAATGTTTGATTACGCTCCTTATGTTCTCGGAGAAAAAGCATATATTTCTAAAGAAATATCTTACACCCTTACACAATCTATAATGGCAAAGGTAGGTTTTGAGTCAATCAGGAGGCTGGCAAGAAAATGGTCGATGAGATAATTGCTGAATTTTTAGCAGAAAAAACTTCCTTAGTAGAGGGTGTAGACCTTTTTCTTGATTCTCTCGATACTGACGATTTCGAGGGTGTTGTTGTTAGGGAGATAGTAAACGGCGGAAATACAGATTTTGATGATTACGCAATCACTATTTTATGCATTTTTAAAAATTCTAACACTTCCAAAACAACAGCAAAAACAATACATAACTTATTAAAAGGAAAAACTGGGCTTTTAAGCACAGGATGGTCTGTTGTAGGAAGACCTAGCACAATTTACTATGGTGAAGATCCTTTAAAAAGAACAATCTATGCGGTAATTGTAAACGTAAGTTACAACGAAGAAGAAGAAGAAGAAGAAGAAGAAGAAATAGAAGAATAATCCTAAAAAGGAGGAAAATACTATGGCACTGGAGATTGGGCCTTGTCAGATTCTATATACTGACGTTAACGGAAGTGCAGGTAGTTTGAATGATCTTGGAAAAACGCATGGTGGAGTTAAACTCTCTATCAGTGAGACTTATCAGACGCTTCATTCTGATCAGTCAGGTAAAACGCCTGAAGGTGAAACCATCACTGGTACAGAGGTAAAAATCACAGCTTCTCTTGCAGATATCACGCTCGAGAATTTTGCTTTCATCACTAAAAGCGTTGTGATTGAAGATGGTACCAAAAAGAAGGTCTTGATTACACCAAACACAGGCACATCATTAATGGATAACGCCAAAAAGATCGTGATTAAGCCTTATGAAGATGGTGCTCCTACCACTGACGCAAACAAGTGGATCACCCTTTACAAGGCTGGTATTCGTGCCGCCACTGAGCTTACCTATGATGAAGAAACTCAGCGTGTGCTTGCTTTTGAGGCAACTGGTTATGCGGATGATAATAGTAATATCGCTTGCGTCGGGGATGATACGGCAGAAGAATGATAGTTTTCGGTCCAGCTACTATCCAGCACAACTCCAACAACCTGGGCAAGACTTCTGGGGGTGGAAGTCTTGCCCTCCTATACCATTCTTACGTAGGACTTTCCTCAGGGAAGATGCAGCGTAGATGCTATGGTGGTACTGGAACTTTAAAACTCTTCTCGCTTTCGTCAACTGTCAACATAATTGACAGTTTACAATTTACTGATTATGGCAACCTCACCATAACAGGGATCACAGAGAACTTTGTAATAACACTTTATAGCTGCAAACTCTTCTTTCCTGACAATTTAAGTTTTGGTACTTTTACTCAACAAACATTTGATGTAACTTTTCATTTCAAGAGAAATGATGCAGGGCTTATTTATACTATCTCATGATAGTGTAAATAAGCGCTATAAAAAAGAATGGAGGAATAAAATGTCTGAAAAAGTATTTGATGTTGAGGCAGTTTTAAACGAGGAAGCCGTAAGAATCAAAATTAAGGACAAGATCTTTGTGGTTAAAGATGTTTCTGAAGAGGTTCAGAACATGCTTACCAGCTTGGAAGACAAAGGTATTAAGGAACAGCGAGAGGTTGTCGCAAAGCTTATAGGCTGTGATGTTGAACTTCTTAAAGAGTACGGTGTTGTAGCTCTTTCAAAGATGATGTCTTGGATTAACGAAAATTTATTCCCAAAAGTTTCTCAGTAGCATCTATTGAGAAACTTAAAGAAGCAGGAACAGTAGCGGCAGTTTTAAACATAGACATTGAGAGGGCGATGAAGTTTCCTAGAACAAAACTTAGGATTCTTTATCATGAAGCTTTAAGACAACGAGCATTGCAAACGGTAGCATTATCATTACTGTTTAACGATGCTGGAAAGGAAGAACTCGAAAGCTTGTTAAAAGTTCATGGGCATTACACAGAAGGTTTTTATAAAAGGGAACTTGCAAAAGCTATGAGGATGCTTAAATGAACGAGTTTGAACTTCGCTTTGAAACTAATGCTGAAGCAGTTAATACAAGCCTAAAGTCTATAGCCAATACGCTAGAAGAGATCAGCAATAGCATTAATAAAATGTCTATGGGAGCTATGGCTGATACTAATAATAAGATCGCGGCTTCTCAGCAAAAAGTTTCAAATGGCCTTGGTGTTTTCACTGAAAAAACAAGACAAGGAGTAAGAGCAGCTAAAGACTACTCCAGCATCTTAGATGCTTGGTGGCAACGTTTTGGTGCAGTCGCTATTGGATTTACTGTTGCTTATCGAGCAATGAATGCTTTCGAGAACCTTCTTTCTCATACCTCTGAGACTATTGTTCAAGCAATCAAAGACTCCGGTGAACTTGTTTCTCTCCAGTCCAAACTTGCTATGTTCACCGTCATGGCCTCTCAAGGGCAGATACAATTTCAGCGGGCTTTTAAAGCTTCTGCCGGAACTGTTGATGCCCTTGCTGAGGCTAGCATTACCTCAGTTTCTTCCATACAAGAACTTAGTACAGCCCTAGATGAAGTTTATCAGCATGGTGTTGTTCTTGGTGGTGACATGATGGAGAAGTTTGCTTCTTTCGTTGACTTCACCACCCTTATCGCAAAAACTACAGGCTCCACCGCAACTCAGCTTCGTTCAGAAATAACTGGCTTAATGACTGGCTATGAAAGAGCAAACAATGTTCTTTTGCGATCTTTGATTAATTTCAGAATTATCTCGGATGAAGAAATTGATGCTTTAAAGAAAATGACCAATAGCACCGAAGTTTTTGAAAAGATTCTTGATAAGGTACATGAACACTATAAAAACATTCGCTACCTTATCATGACTACTGATGTTAGCGCAGCTATGGCTGTTTGGGAGAAAAGCATTCGTAGGGTGCTTACTGTTAGTGTTCAGCAGGCAAGCAGGCAAGCAGGTGTAGGTAATATTTTTGCGAGTGTGTTTGCTCAACATGCTATGGACTGGAACAAGGGCTTTAAGGATCTTGCGAATAATAAAGACTTCATGAGAATGACGATTCTTATGGAAACTCTTGCAAAGGCTTTAGACCTAGTTCTTACATCTTTTGAAAAGGTTATAAAAAGTGTTGCTGCTTTAGCAACTGTTTACGATAACTTCAGCGATACCGCGAAAAAGGTTGTTAAGTATTTTCTTATGTATGAAGCCATAGCCTTAACTACTGGAGCAACAAAGCTTCTTGGTAAAGCTTTTTTAACACTAAATAGCATCCTTATATCCCTATTACCAAAGCTTTTAATCGTGACTAGAAGATTCTTAACTTTAATAATTCCTGTTCTTGCATTATATTCTGGCTTTGTTTTTATGCAAACAGCATTTAAAGGTATGTCTGACAACATGGATAAAACTAAAAAATCTATAAGAGAGTTTACTGATGCTGAAATTTTAAGTGCAAAAGCTCATGAAGAACTTTCAAAACAATTTATGAATGCAGCAAGTGGCTCAGAAAAACTAAAGACTTTATGGGCAATGCTTAAAGTTAGTGCAAAAAAGATGTCTTTAGAAATTGAATCAATGAGAGCAAAGTCCATTCTTGAGACTTCCAGAAGTGGTCTTCGGGGTGTTGATAAAGAATTTGCTGATACTTACAAAGAAAACTTTTTAGGTAATTTCACTAACATGCTAGAGGGCATTGTAGACATTTTTAACAAAGTCTTTGATCCTAATCGTCTTTTTAAAGAAAGTGGTGCGTTAGACGACAGATTACGTTTTGTTAATACTCTTGCAGAAGCTAAAGAAATGGCTGAAGAGTTGGATAAAACACAGACAAGCCTTTTTAAAAACCTGCAAACTTACGCTAAAAGTGGTGAGGTTGAAAACGCCTTTAGGGTTTATGATTCCGCTGAAAAGGAACTCGTAAAAAACTTAGCCGATGTAAATGACCAACTTGCAGAGATACAACAGGCTTGGTTAATTGCCGCAGATAGTGGAGATTTTATATTAATGGAGACTTTAGGTCTTCATATGGCTGATCTTCGAGAAAAAGCAGAACAACTTAAAGAAAACTTAGATGGGCTTTTTGACAATGTCGCTATCGCTAAGATTAATAGATATAGTGAAGAGTTTGAAGCTAGCATTGAAAAATTGAAGCGTCTTTATGGCGAAGGAACTAAAGAATATAATATTGAGGCTCAAAGATTATTTGAAGACTTTAAAAAGAAAATATCTGATATTTCTCCAGTAACAAAAGAAGGTCAAAAAGCCTTAAACGACTTCAAGAACACGATTGATGATACCGCAAGAAGCACTGGAAACTGGAAACAAGCAACAGCAGCAGCTTTTGATGAAATCACTAGGTATAATACTTTTGAAGCCTTCAAAGATGCTGTTGTAAACGTTTTTACTTCTATCGAGGATGCTATCGTTAAGATGGCTGAAACAGGAAAAATTAGCTTTCGTGATATGGCTGTTTCTATCCTTAGCGATCTTAACCGTATTCTTATAAGAATGAGCATAACAAAGCCTATTGCAGAAGCTTTTATGGCAACTTCCTGGTTTCCTAAACTTAGTTTTGCAGATGGTGGAATCCTCCAGGAGCCTGTCCACGGAATAGGACTTTACTCTGGAAAAGCTTATGAGCTTGGTGAAAATGGACCTGAAAAAGTTTCTCCTCTAGGCCAAGATTCTGGCAAAGTCGAGGTACATATTCATAATGCTCCTCCAGGAACTCAGGTAAAACGCTCTCCAAACAGTAACGGAGGCGAAAGAATTGACGTATTTATTGAAAACATAATGGCTCAGTCTTTAGCGACAGGAAAGGGTAAGGCTGTCCTTGGTAATGTTTATGGTCTTACACCTGCTATGATAGGGAGGTAACATGCCTGACTGGCCCTCTACGCTTCCAGATGAACCAATTGAAAGTGGTTATGAGGAAACTTTTGCTGATAATCTTCTTCGTACAGAGATGGATAAAGGTCCACCTAAAGTACGTAGACGAACTCAAGCTAATGTTAACAAAGCTACTTTTCCTTTTATTTTTACCAAAGCCGAACTCGGCTACTTTACTACTTTCTACAAAGTAGATCTTGCAGAAGGAGCACTTCCTGTAGACTGGACTCATCCTATTCACGGAACTTCTATTCAGTTTAACATTGTCCCTCCTGTTAAAGTTACTCCCATAGGAGGCGGATTCTTTAGTGTTAACTTAACAGTGGAGATTTTACCATGAGAACAGGTTCAGTTACCTTTCGAGAAGCTATTTTCTCACAGCAAACAGAAGAAGTTTTTATTCTTCTTATAGAGATTTCACACCCAACACTTCCAGATGATATTCGTGTTTGCTCTGGTGGAAGCAATATAACCAGTGGAGGAAATCTTTATGTTTACTATCCTTTTGACATTACCCTGCCTGATGATGTAGCAGAATCTGTCTCAAAAGCAAAAATAATAATAGGTAACGTGAGTCGTGATCTTACTGATGCGATTCGTAAAATGACTTCCAGCCCAGTAATAAATGTTAAACTGGTTCTTGCCAGTAATCCTGATGTAATTGAGATAGCGTTTGAGGGTTTTAAACTTGTAACAGTTGATTACAATGCTCTTACAATAACTGGTGATATTTCCATTGAAGATTTTCTGACAGAACCGGTACAAGGAGATTCTTTTGTGCCTTCACAGTTCCCAGGTCTTTTCTAAATACGTAGGCTTAAAATATGCAGACAAGGGCCGAACAGAAAAAGGTTTTGATTGTTGGGGTCTTGCTAGGCATATATACAAAGAAGAGTTAGGAATAATCCTTCCTTCTTTTACCGATTCTTATTCTACCTCAGAAACCCGTGAAGAAATAGCCGCCATTATTGAGTTTCAAAAAATGAAGTGGGAAGCTATTCCTTCAGGAAAAGAGCAGCCATTTGATATAATTTTGCTTCGCATTTTGGGTATTCCCATGCATATTGGTGTTGTCATTGAAAAGAGAAAAATGATACATGTCTTTAAGGGATCTAACACAACTATTGAAAATTACACAAGTGCTCAATGGCGTCACAGGGTACTAGGTTTCTATCGTTATAAAGAGGGTATAAGATGATAAAAAATCTTCCTATGGTCATAGATAAAGGTATAAATGTTGAAGCAAAGCGTCATCCTTTCGAGAAAGTTCCCATATTCAGTTACGGCCTAGCTGGAAAAAACCTTATTGATACTGTAGATTCCACAGGAATAACCTTTTACCCTGGCACAGACGCTATCATTCTTGTAAATGATGTTCCTATTCCTAGGGAGGACTGGGAAACTTTCTATCCTGTCCCTGGAGATCAAATAAAAGTTCTAGCTGTTCCAACAGGACGCGGTAGAGGAAAAGACGTTCTTCGAGTTGTCCTTACAATGGCTGTTATTGCCATTTCCTGGGGAGCAGGCGCATTTCCAGGTATTGGCTATCTTACTGCACAACCTTTAGGTTCGCTTTTAGGCTCAGCTGCTTTTGTTCAGTATGGTTCTATGGCTTTCTCCGCTGCTTATATGTATGGTGGAATGATGCTTGTAAATGCAATCTGCCCCCCGCCAAAGCCAGAGCGAGACAATAGCATTGCTTCAGAATCAAGCCACAGCTTTGGTCTTGAGGCTGCAAAAAACACAGTTAACCATTGGCAACCAGTACCTCTTCTTTTAGGACGCCATAAAATCTTTCCTCCTTATGGAGCACAACCATATACAGAAATAGTTGGTAATGACCAATACCTACGATTACTTTTTTGCCTTGGTTATGGACCAATACATATGGAAGATCCAAAAATAGGTGATACTGACATAAACAGTTATAATGTCGTTGAAGGAGATAATCAAGAAACTAGAGTTGATTTTGAGTTTTATCCCGAGTTTAATCCTGAAACTGACAACTTTAAGTGGTTTACCAATGATATTGAGGAAGAAACTTTAAGCATCTTACTTGAACATTCTACAGGCCCTCATATACTAACTACAGGAGTTGATGCAGATGCTTTAAGTTTAGATCTTTCAGCTTTAAATGGTTTAGTACAGATTCATGATGATGGGTCTAAATCAGGGATTGCTGTCGAGCTTGAGATTAAATATAGAAAAGTAGGAACTAGTACCTGGTCTATAGGTAATGCGACACAGGATATACCAGAAGCTGATGTATATGTTAGATCACCTGGACCATCAATTATTTATGGTCCAGGTGATCCTAATTTTACAACTAGTATCGGCTATTCATATACAAGAATAGGCATAAACAAAACTTCTGGTGAGATTGTTACCACATCATCTTCACCAAGATATGACAGTTCCTATATGGGCGTTCCCTTTTTTGGTTGTGCATCAGCAACCGCAGCCCAAAGGCGTTGCCCTAACTTACCAGAATGGGTAGCTCCTATTTGTGGTATTTCCTTAGCTTCTACAGATACAGCTATTACTGCTGCAAATATTACAGATTTAAGAGATGATCAATTAAAAGCAGTCGGCCCATCAAATCTCCGTGCTGAACCAACTGATCCACCATCATGGTTTGTACATATAAATGCTGGCACCTTAACATACAGACGAACTATGGGAGGAAAAGAAACATCTGCAATACGAAGCACATTTTACATAGCTCTGCCTAGTAGGGGACAATATGAAGTTTCTGTAGCACGAATCTCAGAAGATACTAATAATGAAAGGATTTTAGATAAAATCACTTGGACAGCTCTTCGTACAATAAGAAACGTAAAGCCTGTTCGAAAAGCTGGTCTTTCATTTTTCGAGATGCGTATAAAGGCATCAGATAACTTAAATGGGGTTATCTCAAACTTTAACTGTATAGCAACATCTCTTTTCAAGTCCTGGAATGCTACAGCAGAAGAGTGGTCAACAGAACCTGTACCGACTAATAATCCAGCAGATCTCTTTAGAGCAATTTTTCAAGGGCCTTTTAATAAAAAAGCTATAGCTGATAGTAGACTCAATCTTGAAGAGATTCAAGAATGGCATGAATATTGTAAAGATAATGGTTTCACCTTTAATATGTACCTTGACGGAAGAAAGAGTGTTTATGATACTGCGAACTTAATAGCTGCCGCTGGCAGAGCATCCATGACACATAAAGATGGACAAATCTCAATTATCATAGATAAAGAACGTTCCACAGTTGCTCAAATTTTTACGCCTGACAATTCACGAGATTTTAGCGCTACCAAGAAATTTATAAACCTTCCGCACGCTTTTAGAGTAACCTTCCCTAATCAAAATAAAGATTGGTTGACTGATGAGCGTATAGTTTATGATGATGGATATACAGAAGCAAATGCATCTATCTTTGAAGAACTCCAGCTTCCAGGAATCACACATCCATCACTTGCATGGAAACATGGAAGATACCATCTTGCCCAGCTTAGGCTCCGTCCCGAGACTTATTCCATAACGACAGATGTTGAAAACCTTCGATGTACTAGAGGGGATCTTGTTAGAGTTAATCACGATATTACCAAATGGGGGCTTGGAAGTGGTAGGATAAAGGCTTTAAAAACGTCTGGTTCTGACACAACAGGAGTCATTCTTAGCGACTTTGTAACCTTTAGTGAAGGAAAAACTCATGTTCTTCGAGTTCGCTTAGCAGATGGTTCTATCCAAGTTCATGAGGTTACTGATTACTCCGGGATGCAGGAAGATCCAACTTCTTCCATGCTTTCTCATAAT